AAATGTAACATCATTTACAAAAATAGCATCAAATATTGCATCTGTTCAGGCGAATTATTGGACTACAAGTTATTTAACAACATCAGGAGATGTTTACTTTTGCGGTTACAATTCCTACGGACAGGTTGCAAACGGAAGTACAGAAACTATAACAACATTTACACAAGTTAAATAAAGGAGTACAAAATGAAATATGCAAAAATCGTAAACAATATTATTTGTTTTCCGCCAAAAAACAAAGGTTCTATAGTAAATTACAACTTAGATACAGAACAACTTTTGCTTGACGGGTATAAAGAATTTATTGAAGCTGAAAGACCTGAAACAAATAGATTTTATCATATTGAATACATAGAAACTGATGTTATAACAGAAACAATTGTATATGATGAAACACAAGAAGAAGCAGATAATCGAGAACTGCAAAATGCTAAAAACAATAAAATTACACAAAACGATAATTTAAGAGATATTGCACTAAATCAAGGTGTTACTTATCAAAACATTTTATTTGATTCTGATACAGACCAAAAAGTTAATTTACTTGCAATTGTTTCAACCATGGGGGATGAAGATACGGTTGAATGGTTTGGGATGAATAATGATGTTTTAATCTGCACAAAAGCAGATTTAATTGCAATTGGTGAGCTAATTACACAATTACATACTTTTTGTTGGACTAAGAACGCTGAAATTAAAGAAGCAATAGCAGAAGCGCAAACAATAGAAGAAGTAAATGAAATAGAGGTGAACTATGAAAATTAAAGAGTTTATTGAAAACTTTACCAATGTTTCAAAAGCAATTATTGAAAGGGTTGAAACATACAAAGATTTATCAGGTGAAGAAAAAAAAGAAAGAGTTGATGAAGTTGTTACAAACTATGTAACGGGTGTAATTGACAATATTCAAGTAAATTTCATAGTTAGGTTTATCTTAAAGAAGCTTCTAATTGATAATATTCCGACAATCACACAAATTATTTTTGACCTGATAAAAACTAAGATTAGCGGAATAACAAAATGAGGATTACTCCTTTAAATAATCTCCCCTTTGGCTATAAATCAGTATTAAAGACAGAATGGTTAAAGGGGAATTTACCAACCGTTAAATATGGCATATACGGGGGAAAGCTAAAGCCGTATAATGTTACATTGGAACACATAAGACCACACTCAAAAGGCGGAAGCACAGAGCTTGCAAACTTAGCACTTGCAGTTGATGTAAATAATTGGGGTAGAAGCAATCAACCTTTTAAATTGTTTTTTAGCAGGGCAATATTTGACCAATACTGTGAACAGTTTAAAGACGTTGTTCTTCCTGAATTTGACGGAAATAAATATATTGAAGCACTAAGGAAAACAGTAGAAAGAGCCATAAAATGAATTTAGAAAATATTGAACAATATGCACCATATATTGTGTTTTTTCTGCTTTTTGTTTGGCAAAATAATGTTTTTGTAAGACCCGAACAACTCGAAAAAAAACACAGAGAAATTCTTGATGATATAAAAAAGAACTTTGTAGAACTTAACGCATACAAAGAATTTCAAAGTCATGTAATGAAAGAATTTGAAGATATTAAAGCTGATATGTCAAAAGGGTTTGATGACAGTAACAAAAACTTTGATGAGATAAAAGGGTTATTATTGACAAGAAGAAGGGAAGACAAATGAATGTTTCTAAGAATGGTATTGACTTGATTAAAAGATTTGAAGGGTGCAGACTAGAAGCTTATAAATGTCCTGCTGGAGTTTGGACAATAGGGTATGGACATACGGCAGGAGTTAAGCAAGGCGATAAAATAACAAGAGAACAAGCAGAAACGTATTTGAAAAAAGATTTATATATCAGGTGTATACAGGTTTCAAAACTGATAAAAGTGCCTGTTACACAAAATCAATTTGATGCGTTAATATCGCTTGAATACAATATAGGACTTACTTATTTTAAAAGTTCAACATTATTAAGACTTTTGAATGAAGGTAAGTATAATGATGCAGCAGCACAATTTGATAAATGGGTTTATGCAAACAGGATAAAGTTAAGAGGACTTGTAAAAAGAAGACAAGCTGAAAAAATCCTATTTTTAGCGAACTGACAATACAAAAATCCGTTTTCGTTTTCGGATATTAGCGGTTTGCCTGTTATATCGGGTAAACCGTTTTGTTATACAATGAATTATTTAGTGATATAATAGTAAATATATATTCTTAAAAAGACACAAAAAGGATTAAAAAACATTTATTCTTTTTTGTGTCTTTTTTAAATTCAACTGTTACCAAATTTGTTACCTATTTAATTTTTGATTATATTTTGAATATTAAAAAAAGTCTGTAAAGAATAGTTATATAAGCAAAAAAAATGTTTGAACTAAAGTCAAACATTTATAAACACGAGGATATCAAGGTTTTAAAAAGGTATAAATTTGAAAAGAAATAAAAAGAATTAAAAAGACACAATCCTTAACATTGCTTGCTTTTACATTGTTTTTTGTTTTAACATGTTTTTAGAATTTTTTAGAAAATTTTAATTCAAGTGTTACCAAATTTGTTACCAAAAAATTAAATTGTATGCCAACATTTATACCGGTTGAAACAAAAAAAGGAATTTCATATAAAGCTTATATCAGAATAAAAGGATATAAGCCAAGGTGTAAAACTTTTTCAAGTATCACGCTTGCAAAAAAATGGGCTAAAAAAATTGAATCCGATATGGAAGGTGGCGAATATAAAGAAGTAAATTCAAATGAATTAAAAATTAAAACAGTTGAAGATTTGATTTTATATTACAAAGAAAATATTGCACCAAAGAAATATTCATATGCAGAAAAATATGATGTTATGTATGATTGGTGGATTGATAAAGTTGGTAAAATTGATGTCGTTGATTTAACTTCTGCAAATTTAGCTTCATGCAAATTGTTACTAATGAATACAGAATTTTATAAAGGTAAACATTATTCAGATAGTACAATCAACAAATATTTGTTTTGTTTTTCGGCAGTTTTAAAATGGGCAGTTAATGAACTTGAATTGATTCCAGTAAACCCCATGAGTAAAGTTGAACATATGAAAAATTTAACAGAACGGTCAAGAAGATTATCTGAAGAAGAAATTGCTATATTTACAAACGGCTGCATAAAACATTCCCTTGATTGCTTAGTCTTCTTTTTGATACTTCAAACAACTGGTGGAAGATATTCAGAAGTAGAACATTTAACAGTTGAAACAATAGATTTTATTAATAGCCGTGTTATTTATATGAACACGAAAAATAAAACTAATCGGTCAGTTGCAATTGATAGAAGATTACTTGATTTAATTAAGAAAATGATTGAACAAAAAGGAATTAAATCAGGTTATATTTTTATAAATAAAAACGGTAAGTTGCTTTATATGCGTGGTGTTTTACAAAAAATTATTAAAGAATGCGGAATTGAAGATTGCCATATTCACGATTTAAGACATACTTTTGCTTCAAAAGGTGCTGAAAACGGTGCAAGTATTTATGATATTATGGTTCTTTTAGGTCATAAATCAATGGCAATGGCAAAAAGATATACGCATTTAACGCAGAAATATCAAGATGAAGTTGCGTTGAAAATTGCAAATATTATGCCTGTTTGGTCTTTTTAGAATTTGAAATATTGTCATACCAAATAAAAAACTTGTCTTCATTAATTAGGATTCTGTTACCATTTTCACCGCCATATTCAATAACGTCTTCAAAGCCGTTCTTTGAATGAAATCTGTATTGTCTTAATGCAGAAACAGTTGGGTAATCATGATATTTATTCCAATCGACAAGTGGTATTTTTCTTGACCTTCTAGGTTTTTCAATATCTTGCACATTCGGTTTAATCATTTTTTCAAGTCCGATTATTTCAAGTACAAGATATTTACATTCTTTACCAAATCTTTTTTCGCAATCTTTTATTTTAAAATCAATTCTTTCTTGAATTTCTGAATTTGCTAATTCCATTTTAAAACCTCATCAATTATATCAACAATTTTTCCATCAGAGCAGCTTTTGCAGTCAAAATGACAAACTGAATTTTCACAACTATCTTTTGCAATTTCTCTTATTTCTTTAAGAACTTGTTTGTATTTATTTACTTTGTTTAAATATTCCCAAGTTGTTGAATATTGTAGCTTTTTCTTCAGTTCCTCATTCTCTTGTTTTAAGCGTGTTTTATCGGATTCAGAATTAAAAAATTTATTTGTTAATATCTCATATTTTAATTTCAATGATTCAAGTTGCTTATAGTAAACACAATCTTTAAACCAACTACAATCAATGCCTTCAAAATACTCTTTATCTTTTGTTATATCTTTGTAAAATGATTTTTTTATATCAAGTTCATTATTTTTATTTTTGTCGTGCGGACAGTTCGGGTCAACGCACCACGCGCAATCAATTTCATCACAATATCTTTTATTCTCCATTGTTTAATTCCTTTAACCATTTATCAAAAAAATTTTTTTCAGTTACTTCATGGTTTGTGTACCAAAGAAGATAACAAATTGTTTCTTCAGGGAAGCCCACAAAAATTTTCATTTTATTGGTGTCATCGGCTTTATTTATAAGTGTATAAAGCATTAATGAAAAACTTGTATTATATGTATCTTTGCGCCAGTAGTAAAGATTTTTCATTGCTCTTAAAAAGCTACTTTTCATAAGCTGCACTTTGATACTTGTTGTTATTTCTTCAAAACAAATCAGATTTTTTGAACTATCGGTTTTATGTATCATCAAATTTGTCATCGTTCCCCCTTATTTATCTAATTTATTTACTGATTTTTCGATTGTTTTTCCGATTCCTTTTGCAACAGAACTTAATCCGCAAGTAAATAAACATTTCAACGCATCACTGTCATCAAAATCACCGATTGAACTTATGTCTTTTACCACTTCACCCATAACTCTAATCGGCATTGTGCATAATTCACCTATTGCATCAAATAAACTCATATTTACCTCACTGCACTTTTTAAATTTTCATTTTCAATTTGTAGTCTTATAATTTCTGCTTCTAATTTAGATAGATTGCTTTTATGTATTTTTAAAAATAGTTCGCGTGTATTAGTTACTTTGTATTTTTCAAATAATTTACGCATTTTATAGCTAATAGTTGATTTTGCAAAATACAATATATTTGCTATTTGTTGTATGGTTTTACCTTCCATCAAAAGTGCAATTATTTTGTATTCAAATGCAGTAGTTTTTTTATTTAGCATTATTTTCACCTTCCTTTTAAAAAAAATACAGTGGGTGGGAGAGTTTACCCACTGTATGGCACTTTCTAACTATTCCCATTCTCGTCTTCGTTTTGGTTGTTAGTTGAATCTTCTTCTTGAAGTTTATTAATAAAGTCTGCAAGTTTATCATCAACAAATAAATTACCGATATATGCAGTATCATTTAAAATTTCTTTATTCTTCTCATTACTTAAAAGCATTTCTTCTTTAAATGCGGTTGAAACAATTGCAAATTCACCTTTTTGTTCTTCGGATTCAATAATAAAATGGTAATCGTTATTATGTGTTTGAAATACATCACCTGTCCAAAGTTCTTTTTCATTATGAAAAATATTTGTCGGGCATTTTTGTACGTTCTGTTCATCAAATAAAGTTAATTGACATTTCGTTAATTCAATTCTTAATTGTGCAATTTTATCTTTTATATTTTCAATTCTATCTTTTTGACGTTCTAAAAATTTTTTAAAGTTGTTTACAACTTCAAGTTCTTTTAATTCATCCTTGCCTGTTTTAAAATTTCTGCATTTTATACTGGAACAACAATTGTCTGTTAGTTCATTAAATGCGATTTCAAGACCTTCATGTTCTGCTATTTCTGCAATTTTTTCAATAGGTGGTAATTCATTTTCAAGACTTGTAATTTGATTTAAAATTTCAGGTTTTGTTTTTGTCATTGTTTACCTCTTTCAATAGTTCTATCGGTTTAAATATTTCTTCTGTTTCACCTGTTTCAAGAATTGTGTATTTATAACCTTTACCCCAAGTTTTTAGTAGTCCGTCAGACCGCCAACCGCATCTTGAACAAGTATATTTGTTATCTGTAAGTTGTCCGCAAGAACAACATATATACATTTTTGTTGGGAATTTATTATTAAATTCTCTTATTGTTGCAAATGTTTCTTCAAGCACTTGATTGACCTGCATTTTTGATTATCATTGACCAACATAGAAAAACACCTTGTTCATTTATTCTTCCTTTGCATTCAACTTCATCACCTGCATTTGCACAACATCTACCCCATAAAACACACATTCTGCCGTTTTCAGGATATGATTTACTTTCAATATAAAAGACGTTTTTTAATCGGTTATTTATTTCTTTGTTGCGGTATTCAAAACGAATGATTGTTGATTTGACTAATACTGCATCATCTTCATATTTTGAAATAAATCTTTAAA